TATATTAAAAAATTAATTTCACAAGGTTTTAGACCAGATATTGTGTTGGTTGATTATATTGATTGTGTTGTACCAACAAAATCATTTAATGATGAGTGGAGTGGTGAAGGTAATGTTATGAGACAATTTGAAACTATGTTAGCTGAATTAAATCTTGCTGGATGGACAGCGGTACAAGGTAATAGGAGTGCTATTAATGCCGAAACAGTTGACTCAACAATGATTGGTGGTTCTATCAAAAAGGGTCAAATTGGACACTTCATTGTTTCTATTGCTAAGTCATTAGACCAAAAAGAAAGTGGTCATGCTAATATGGCTATTCTTAAATCTAGATTTGGTAAGGATGGTATTGTATTCGAAGATATTGTTTTTGATAATGGTAGAATAAAGATTGACATGACCGAAGGTGGAGACCAAGGTATGACATTCTTACAAACCAATGAAATGAAAGAAAAGAGAGAAAATGAAAGAGCAAACACTATGAGATTAGCAATGCTTAATAGACAAAGTGGCGACACAGAAAATAATAATTAAATTTTAATTTTTAAAAAAAATATGTATTTAAAAAATTCAGACACAGAAAAAAGATATTCTATCTTCCCAATTAAGAACCAAGACTTATGGGATGCCTACAAGGCAGCTGAAAAACAAACTTGGGTAGCTGAAGAAGTTAATTTAGCTCAAGATGATTACGAATCATTAAACGATGACGAGAAGTTTTATTTAAAAAACATCTTAGCATTTTTTACAATATCGGATGGGTTAGTTATTGACAACCTATGTGATAACGTTATTGATAATGTTGAAATAGCAGAAGCTAAATATTATTATAACCACCAGATGTTCATGGAACAAGTACACGCTAATGGATACTCATTATTAATTGACACATATATTAAAGACCCTAATGAAAAATCAGACTTATTTAATTCAATGTTAACAAACGATGCGGTTAAATCTAAAGCAGCTTGGGCTGAGAATTGGTTAAATAATGGTACATTTGTTGAAAAACTAATCGCTTTTGCTTGCGTTGAGGGTATTGCATTTTCATCAGTTTTTGCTGGGGTATTCTGGTTTAGAAGCAGAAACAAGATGCCAGGATTAGCTGAAATGAATGAACTTATCCTTAGAGATGAATCATTTCATTATGAATTCGCAGTACAAATGTTTAAAAACTATATTAAGGATGAATATAAACCATCTGAAGATAGAATAAGAGAGGTAATTCTTTCTTGTTTTGATACTGAAAAGAAATTTGTTGAGGAAAGTCTACCAGACGGTTTACAAGGTATGACAAAAGAAATGATGGTTGAGTATGTTGAATTCGTAACTGATGTTGTTTTAAATGATTTTGTTGGTGAAACAGAATTTAAAACTAAAAACCCACTTGATTTTATGAAAAAGATTGGGTTATCATCTAAAAACAATTTCTTCGAAAGAAGAACTGGTGGTGGATACACTAGAGTTGATATCCCTACTAGTAATGTAGGTATTTTTGATGATGCAGATTTTTAATTAGTAACTAATACAAAAAAAATAAATTTATGAAAATTATAAAAAGAGATGGCTCGAAACAATCGTTTATGCCTAATAAAATATTGACTAGGATTAAACAACAATCTAAAGATTTAAATATTAAGGCTGATAAATTGTTTCAAAAAGTTGTCCCACATATTAAGGATGAGATGACCGCTACAGATATCGATGAGATTATAGCGTTCCAATCTGCTGATTTACAGATTGAACATCCAGATTACGCTATATTGGGTGGTAGAATACTTATCTCTAGACAAGCTAAGATACTTGAAGTGGAAACAAAAGAAGTTGATGAAAAATTTGACTCTTTTGCTGCTTCTACATTTTTAACAAAATACTCCCAAAAAAATCAAGATAAAAAACCTATTGAAATCCCCTCTATGATGCACGGTAGAGTGGCAAACCATTTATATCCAGATTCTTTTAAAGAAAGAAGAAAGTTACTTAATGAACTATACGAAAAAAAAGTTAATTTTGCTACACCTATTTTATCAAACTCTGGTATTGAAGGTAGAAATGGTTTAATTAGTTGTAATTTAACTACATTAATGGATGATAGTATTGAAGGTATTAACGCTACTCTAGATAAGATTGCTCATGGTTCTAAAGAAGGTTCTGGTATTGGTCTTTGTATTGATAGACTTAGGAGCTCTAAGAGCATGGTAAGTAGTTTTAAAGGTTATGCTGGTGGTGTTGTTAGATTTGCAGATATGGTACAATCTAAAATGAGATTCTTTAAGCAAGGTAATAGGTCAGGTAGTTGTGCTTTATATCTATCGACATGGCATAAAGATATTTTACCATTCTTAGAGTTAAGACTACCTATTGGTGAAGAATTAAATAGAGCTAGAGATTTATTTACTGCTGTAACCATAGATGATGTATTCATGAATGCTTTAATAAATGGTAATAAATACTACTTATTTTGTCCTAACGACATTAAAAAAGCGGGATTAAAACCATTTTATGAAATTCATGGTGAAGAATTTAAAGAAGTTTATAATGAAGCAGTAATGTTAGGGTTGGGTGAAGAAGTTGACCCTAAAAAGATTTGGGATTCTATTATTCGCTCTCAAGTAGAGAGTGGAACACCATACGTTTTCTTTAAAGACAATGCTAATAAAATTAATATGCAAGATAATATCGGTATTATCAACCAAAGTAATTTATGTATTGAAATCATGCAAGCAAGTTTACCAGGGTATACACCTCAATGTACACTTGCATCAGTTAATTTAGCTGAACATGATTCTTTAAAGAGTATTGCTAAATCTGTTAAGGTTTTAGTAAGAGCATTAAATAAAGTTATTGATAATAATAAATGGTCAGATGATTGGAGTAAGAAAGCTGGTGAAGACCAAAGAGCAATTGCTGTCGGTGTTGCTGGTTTAGCAGATTTCTTTGCTAAGAAAAAGATTTCTTTTGAAAGTGAAGAGGCTAAACAATGGAATCATGACATATTTGAAACAATGTATAAGGCTGCTGTTGAAGAAAGTATGGAATTAGCCATGGAAGAAGGTAAAAACTACCCAGCATGGGAAGGTTCTAAGTATTCTAAAGGTGAAACATATGTTGATGGATGGTCTCCAATGGAAAAAGGTGTACCAATTCCTATGAGAAATTCTCTTTTAATTGGTTTAATGCCTACGGCATCAAGTGCTATACTTTTAGGTTCTTTTGAATGTTTTGAACCTGTAACATCTAATATATTCACAAGAATGGTTGGTGATGGTGAGTTTATTGTGGTAAATAAATACTTAGCTAGAGAATTAGATGAATTAGGTCTTTGGACAGCAGATATTAGAGACCAAATTATCGCAAATGAAGGTAGTGTGCAAGAAATACAAGAAATACCACAAGATATTAGGTATAGATATAAAACAGTTTGGGAAATACCACAAAAAGTTTTGTTAGATTTGGCTATTATTAGAAATAAATTCGTAGACCAATCCCAAAGTATGAATGTTTATCATAGAGATGCTAAATACAGTAAGATATCTAGTGCTTTAGTATTCGCTTGGAAAAACGGACTTAAGACTGGTGCTTATTATACCAGAACCGAATCCAAATTAGGTAAGAATAAGAAACTATCAGCTTCTGATAATGCAAAAGTTAATATTGTTAAGAAACCAGAGAACTCAATGTTCGACTGTGCGGGTGGTGGATGCTCTGCGTAGATGTTATTAAGATAATAAAAGAGGGGATTTCGAAAGATTTCCCTTTTTTTGTTTTTATAGTTCTATTTATTTTTCAAAAATTTTTATTATCATATTTATCTATAAAGTAATTGTTATGGCTCAAAAAGGTAAGTTTATAAATATAGCATTTCCATTTAAAGAAAGTAATAGAGGTGATTTCATATTATTAAATAATGAAGATAGTAAGGCTATTAAGTCAGACCTAATGCATTTAATCCTAACTAAGAAAGGTGAAAGACTTTATATGCCAGACTTCGGAACTAATTTATTAAAATACATATTTGAACCAAACGATACATTAACTAGAAACGATATAAAAAATGAAATAACTGAAACAGTGAAAAAATACTTACCTAACCTACAAATAAACGAAGTTAGTGTTGAACAAAGCGAAAGAAGTGAACACGCTGCTAAGGTTAGGATTGATTATACAGTTACAGAGGGTGTTTTCCAAGAAACAAACTTTATCATTATAGAGATTTAAAAAAATTAATATTGTA